GTGTAATGCAAGTCGCCTGCACTACCAGCAACATCAGTGAACGTCTTACCGGACGACACCAACGACGCAAGCGATCTAACCTCAATCAAACCTGTGCGACCAGTCGTAATGTTGGTCGGCAAAACGTTAGTCCCATACCAGTACGCCTGTGCCGAATCAGCCACCAAGTCCAAGTGAGCCGACGTGTTGCCAACCAAGTCAGTATCGCCCATGTTCGGAATCGTCCCAGACGTCACAGCTGTAATCATCTTGGTCGCATACGTCGGGTCAATAACTTTATTGATGGCCGCGACACGGTCATTCCAACCATAGACAGAATCCGTCTCATCCGTACCAGTGGAATAGTTTGCGCCACCCACACCAACAATGTTGAACTGTGACGCATACCCCACCCAGTCCACACAATGCAACGTAGTCAACGTAAGCGGTGTTGTGTAACTGACAGAATCGTCAAACACAATACGTTGGGACACGTCTTGCACATACCCTACGAACGCATAACCGGACACCGCATCGAATGAGATACGCACCAAAGCACCAACACCAGGAACAGTAGCCATATCCTTGAACGTCGCATTGAGTGTGCCAACATCGACCGACGATGTGCCAGGGGAACCAACACGGCCACCCTGCGCATAATTCACACCATTGACCAACGTCGAAGTCTGGTCAGTCCATGAGAGCGTTGCCGTCCACGGTGAAGTCTCAATTTTGACTTGACCGTATAACGGTTCCTCAATGATGGGTAAGGTCACCGTCGACCACCATTAGATCGGTTGTAATCGTTCAACAAACGCGCAACTTCGCGTCCGGCACTGACCGAGTCGATAGGTGCATTGAAGTTAATAATGGGTGCACTTTTATTGCTTATGCGATCCTGACCGCTGGTTCCACCAAACGGTTGATCGCGACTTGGTTTACGACCAATAATTGCATCTCGACCCTCACGCAACGCGCCAACCCATCCCATATTGAAAGCAGTAACATCATCAAGTCCTTTTTTTATCTGCAGAATAATGTCAAGAGTAAACTTTGCACCCTCGCCCAAAGCAACAAATGCATCCGTAATATCTTGAATATCTTTTTTTGACTGTGGCGATGCTAACCAAACTCTGATTTTATTATTCATGTCATCAAGCGGGTCCAATAACGCGTCACCAATGGAATCACCAATCTGACCCAAAGCAACCATCATCTTTTCCCAAGGGGTAGCAGATTCCTCAGCCAAACCTTTGACACGACCCTCAACCTTTTGTAATATCAAGTCCTGTGCTTCGAGCAACTTGCCTGACTCAGCAAGTGCGATGATCTTTTTCTTTTCAGTCTCCGTGAAAACAACACCAGCTTTATTCAATGCAGTAAGACTGTTGGTAGGTGCCTGCAACATGCGCCCAAGTCTGACTGCGTTTGTTTCCATCTCACCAAAGCCACCAGCAGCCAAGTCAATGGCCGCCGAAGTTGCTCGGTCAAACGAACCACCCATTTCGTCTGCGCTTTTACGAACCGCCTTGAACATCAAAAGTTTCTTTTGAACGGCCTTGATTTGTTCATCATCAACAGCTGTGGCAAGCATCACTTTTTGCGCATACGCATCCATGCGTTTGACAGTTGCGTTAGTCGCCGCACCAACACCCTGCATGTTCTCCAACATAAAACGCAGTTGGATATCAGCCTTGCGAGATTCCGCACCCATGTTGGCAAGTTCCGGAATAAACCGGATTGCGGCCAAGGTAAGACCAAGCATTGCACCTTTTGCCAGGTTGAACGCTTTGGTCGCCATCGACCCAAAGGTGTTCGTTTGACCTGCCGCCTTTTTCAAACCGGACGCATACTTCGTGGCATTCATAGCCAACGTGACAATCATGTTAGGTACAGCCATTATTTGCCTCCGTTCATAAACTTGAAAATAGCGTTACGTTCTCGCAACGTCAGGTTGTTTACCTCTGTGACCGAGAGACCAGCACCAGCCACAAGTACAGCCAGCGTTTCCGCTCGGTCATTCTTTATTTTTTTGTGTTGTCGTCATCCCCAAACAATTCCGCAAAATCGCCTGGAGTCAGTTTCTCTGCATCAGCAATAGTGAAGTCAGGATTGGTGCGTCGTTTGATTACCCAAGCCAACGCAATGCGAAGTTTGATGACACCAATGCGATCATCAGCAATATCCGAAAACGGCAACTGCGCATAGTTCTCAATCTCAGCAATCTCACCGAGTGTAATATCCTCAAAGTCCATTAGTTCTAAAGCCTTTCTGCTTTATGTATTCTCTCAATTTGAAGTTTAGCAACTGAACCATCAGTGGCTTCTTTTTCTCGCGTGCCTTGACAATGTAAGGGTTGCCCTTGCCACGGACTGTGGTGCGCCATACGCGGTCCCCAGTCTGCGAACGCTGTCCAGCGACATGATACGTTCCCAACGACGTTGCTCGGGCGTACAAGACGCCTGTGGTCGAAGTGCCACCACCTGCTACGTTTCTCACCCGACCCGAACCTGCAGTAATCAGACCACCAAACACCATTCGACGATCTACAGCCCCAGTACCCGAGTTTTTGATACTCACCGACTTTGACGCCCAACCACGAACCGATGTGGCCAGTTTGCCAGTCCTAACAGGTGCAGTACGAGTAGCCTCCGCCGCACCAATCTGCGCAGCCTGCTTTATCCATTTTTCAAACATGTTCCGGTCAAGACCCATAGCCAGCATTTTCTGGCGCGTTTCATTCAACCCCTTGATGTAGGTACGGCCCTTAGTGTCCTGGAGGAGATAAATCCCATCCGTGGAACCACTAAGGACCGTAGCCATACGTCAGGCCTAGGCTGTGGTGTCGAGCGTTACGTCGCCAACAATGTCCATACGGACACCATCGAACGAGAACGTGCCGTCCGCCGAAGCGTCGCCACCGAGCATGAACGCACCCTTAGCAGGGATACGAACGGTTCCGGTGAAGTGGGGAGCGTCTGCGCCTGCGGTTGCGTTGCCCTTGGGAGCATAAATGAATGCCACCTCGGAACCCGAGTCAGCCCACATTGCACGCCAGAACGACGCGGCCTCTACGGACTGCACACCGGACACGGTGAAGTAGAAGTCACGACGGCCACCAAGTGAAGCGTCATAGAACGTGTTGACGTCTGCTGAAGCATCCTCAGACTGCATCGTGACCGACGAAAAGTCAGCCCAATAGTCAGTTCCGTCAATGCTAAGCAACAGAGCGTTTGCTTTGATGCGAGTCGATGTAGTCATCGAGTTTCTCCTTAGAGTTGAGTGTTTTGATAAACAGTGATTGTGGTGGACAAGAACTCTGCGTTCTGTACCGCCAACAGCGTTGGTGCTGAAACCTGTGAAGCGTAGAACCCTGAAGTCGAACTAATTGCGTCAAGTGTTGAATCAACTAGATCGTCAAGAGCATCCGACACAGTTTCATTCGCAGCCGTCTGAACAATCAATGTGACGTCGAATCCGATACGGAATGAACCAAACGTGTCCCCCGATACCACCCAATCACCGGACGGTTCAAGAACAGCCAGGGGTGGTGTGATACGGTCCGGAACAAACGCAGACACACGCAAACCGGCACTCGTCAGAATGCCGGCCAGAGCAGTACGCGCTGCACCAATCATGCGATACCCAAACCAATGAATGGCATGAGCAACGGATACGAACCTGTCATCGGGTCCCTGGCCACTCGCACCGCCGAACCACCATCAAGAGTTGCAAACTGTGCAATCCCATTGGGGGCAGAACGGCGGTGGAATAGTTCAGAGCCACATTCAATCATTGCGCGGTTCAAAACATCAGCAGGTACGACGGCCATCCCGATGAAGTTGGCAACAAGCGATTCTGCCTGTGACCAGCAATCAGCGACAAACGTATCGTCGGAGTCAGGTGCCCCAACGTACGCTTTCAAGCCGTCATACACTGCCATTGTTTATTAGTCCGCTACCGTCGGGATGATCAGCGTGGGGTACTCGTCTGCAACAGCCGTGTAGGTGCTGAGCGAGTAAGCGGTGCTGAGGTTGACTGCGTTGTCCTGCGACAAGCGGAGTGCGCCCGAAGTGAACTGACGGAGTGCAAGCGACGAAACGAATGCGTCCTCGGTACCGTTGGCGGCGAGTTGAGCGTCAACGATGATGGGGATGCCTGCGATGGTTCCACGGAGTCCGCCAGGGTTGGCCGATCCGAAGTTACCGATTGCTTCGTTCGAGAACGTGATGACCGGGGTTCCGTCAAGAGCGAGAAGAGCCTTGAAGGTTGCCTTGCCAACGACGAGAGCGTCGATGGTTGCACCCTGGGGCTGGAAGTACGTTGCGGCGGCGTCGGCGAGTGCGCCAGCCCATCCGTCGTACGTTTCAGCCGAACGAACAACAACGCGACCTGCGCCAGCCTGAGCCGAAACAGTTGCCGTGTACTTGTTGCGCAGTTCAGCACCAAGAGCGTTACCGAGAGCAATAGCCTGACCACGGAGAACCGAGTCAAGGTAAGGGACGGTCGAACGGTCGATAGCCTGACGCGACAGTTCGGAGTAGTTACCGATCGTCTTGATGTCAACCGACTTGGTTTCGAGGTTCAGCTGGTAGTAACCGAGGTCATCGCCCTCTGCAGCCTGCTCGTCAGTTCCGTCAGTGATTGCGTCAACCTGTGCAAACGTGATTGCCATTCCCTCTGCAGGGGTGACACCGCGACCGAATACAGCACCGAGTGGGTTTGCCTGCTCGACGAGACGAATCAGGTTGAAGTCAATCGGGGTAACGATTGAGTCGTCGGTGGTTGCACCAGCGTAAACACGGACTGCGTTTTCGTCACCGTCAACGATGGCCTTGAGGAATGCGCCAGCGGTACGGTAGGACGGGGCGATTGCCTCGACCTTGTTGATGCCAGCGATTTCTCGCTCAAGCATCTGGATGGATTCGCGAACCTCGGCGAGGTCGGAACCCTCTGGAGTGATGTTCTCCATTGTTTCCTCCTTGTGGGAAGCCGAGTCCGGGATTTCCGGGTCGGAATCTTCGCGTACTTCGGTGACAACAGCATCCGAGTACCATGGCGTGCTGACGAGGCTGACCTCTCGCACAAAAGCGTCGGTGACAATACGGTTGCGGTTGTCGTCAACCTTGGAATCGCGCATGATAAAACCAACGCTGAAACGGTTGATGACATTGTCGTCAAGCAAAGTGATTGCGTCGAGGCCCCTGCTCGTTTCGCTGATAACAGCACGAATCTCAAAACCAGCCTCAGTGTGGCGACCCTCAATAATTTTGCCGATAGGTTCACGCTGATCGTGTTGCCACATCAGTTTTGCTTCAGGGTCCAGGGTGACCGAGTTGCGTGCAAACATCTCACCGTTCTCAACGGTGTCGTAAGGTACGGCAATGCCAGCAACCTCACGCTTTTCCTTATCGACGACACGGAACTCCATGTCGCGCATCTCAAACTGTTCCGTCAATGTCGCCTCCTTGATTTGGCAAGTCCTCAATAGCTCGTACTTCGTCAATCGTCATCCAGCCGGATGAGATTGCAATTTGGTGCGCCTGGTAGCGCGTGAGTGTGTCTGAACGCAACAGCGAATCAACGTTGATTTTCACTTCGGTTCCACGAGCGGCCAAGTGCGACATTGCTGATTCAATCTCGACAATGTATTGCGACAACGTGTAACGCCCGAACGCCATCTGCTCTTGCTCCATGTTAGTATAAGTACT